CGTCAATGAATAAGTATACGGTACTTCCGTTAAACTTCCGTAAATCATGCTCTTTCATGTAGGCAGAACGGGCTTCCCTTATCGCTTCCACCTCATCGAGGATATCCAAAGCACCCTGGGCATCGTCCGCATATCCCTTGACATGGGGCAACTTGCGGAAGTGGCGCAATTCAAATTGCTTTGGGTCGATTAAGTAAAGCTGGGCATCTCTTGCCGGGTGTTTGGCAATGATACTGTACAGAAGGCCGGTTTCGAGAACGGTCTTACCAGAGCCGACAGCACCAGCGACAAGTATATTATGTTCCTCGAGCAAGTCCACGTAGAAGGCCGGAGCTTTCGATTCGGGACACATTACAGAACGTAAACGATTTCTAATGATCTCTTTAGCTTTATTTGTCATAACACCACCTCACCATCGTTAATTGCAGAAACAAGCTTTTTTGCTGTCTCATATGAATACACTGTAGCGTTAAGATATCCGCAAATGGTGCGGTATTTCTTCCTTCCTACAAGCCAGAAGGAAGTCTTAAATTCAGGGTAGTTGATTCTTACGTGCCATCCACGATAGGAACAGTCTAATCTTGCCGTCATGATTTTCACCTCACAATCATCGTTCCACGGGCCATGCCAGAACGGAACGTGGAAACCTTCACGGGACACGCAGAAGTGTACCCATCTTTTACAGACTTGTAAACGTACACGGTCTGACTGTCCTCAACGCCACGGATGATCTTGCCATCCTCAACATACATATCATAGCCACAGATTGTGTGCCAGCCATCTTTAATCTTCTTCATTTTCATTTCCTCACTTTCTCTGTGGTCAGTGGGCATATACTGCCCACCGCTGGCCACGTTTCGAAAAGTAGCAGTGCAAACAATCTTTGCATTGCACCCCGGTTCTTTTCCCGTTCTTGTCTACCGCCGGGCAGTGGGGGAGCCTTGCGAGCTCCGGGTGCGTCCCGTCGTCATATATGAACTGGGGAAGGTCTCCGATCGGTTCACAGTGGCCTTCCCAGGGGCTACACTGAAGGCTAAAATTATCCGGCAAATTCTCGAGGCCGTAGCGGTTCACGAGGTCCGCTCTTTTCGTATAAGCCCCGTATTGAGTCTCGGGGTGCCGTCTGATCATTGCCATGATCTCGGTGAAGTATTCCCAAGTGGCAAAGTCGCCGGAGTCGTGGAGCCTGAAGACACGGGGAGCCGTGACGGGTGAGGCGTATAATTGGGCCTCGAGGCTATGAACCAGGGCGACGGGATCGGAGTATACCATATAGGTATTCTCGGCGTAATGTGTAAACGTGGCATCGTACCGGGTCATGGCTTTTGCATAGCAGCCGGGGCAGTCGGTGTTACAAGTGCCGCAAACCTGGCGGAGCTCGGAACCGTCGAACTTGTGAGGGGCGGTGCCGTCGTAGGGGTGGGACTGATTCCCAGCGAGGAGATTAAAAGAGGGAATCCCGGTCTTGGTATTACCATAGGAGATAAAAGCCTCAAATTTTGGGGCGGTTCTCTCGGTGGTCTCGGTGATCTCTTCGGGGGTGTCTTCGGTTGTATCCGGGTTGTCGAGGTATGTTTCGAGGACTGCCCAGGCACTATAAGAGCGATCACCGCCCACGCCCTCAATATAGCCGTTTGATTCGTTTTTTGCTCGGCAAATCTCGCTCACCTCGTCGCCAGTAGCAACGATGGAGTAAGACTCGTCGGAGCCTCTCCGGGTCTCGTGGATTCTATAAAGTCCCTTCCTGGTCTTCCAAGCCGGGGTGTTTTGCTCGGGCTCGTCTGCAAAGTCCCGGAGTACAACGGCGATATAATAGGAGCCGTCGTGGTCTTCAAACCAAAGCGAGTATCTCCACTGGTCATTATGGGAGCCGTCCGCCATGCGGTCATCCGTGAAGTTCTCCACGCCCTCAGAGATCATATATTCGAAACTATCTCTCCACTCGTCCTCGAGATCGGGGTACTTTTTGAAAAAGCGATTTAAAGCGGTCTCGGGTTTTTTACAAGCGGTTGTCATGTCGACGTTGGTTTTTCTGATCATCATATCATTACCTCATTATATAATAGGAAACAACCGGCTGCCACCGGTTCGGTTGAGACCTTCTCAACTTGGTTATATCATACCATATAATGGTAGCTTTGTAAAGGGGTATTTTGAAAAATTTTTGGCCGGATCTCATTCCACGCCAGGGCGAAAAAATCCATGCCGGATCTCATCCCCGTATATATACCCCCGGGTACAATGGGAAGGTGTAAAGCAATGGGGTAATGGGAGCTTAAGGCATAGACACGGGGATCGGCGGCAAAAATGCAACATGTGTTGTGATAATGGCATTAATCCGGCCGCTTTCTCGTACGCCGTCGGTGCCTGGTTTCACATAGCAAGGGATTTGAAACTTGACTATCGCGTTTTAAGCTCAAATTTGGCAGTTTACGGCGGTTCATATTTGCAACGGGCATTTTATCGACCTTGCATACTAAAATGGATTTTAGGGGCATTTTAAGCGGTTTTAGGGGCATATCCGGCGACTGTCACCGCTTGCATGATCCCGATTGATACCCCGAGGGGGTATCCGATCCCAGGCAATCGCCCCCCTAACCCCCTAAATTACTCTTGAATTTTAAAAACGGTCTTCTTCTATACGGGTATATCTATACGGCAAGCCACATTACGGGTTCGTTCCCCCGGGTAGTAGCTGAACGAAATCACATTTCGGGTATTGACATTCGGGGGGAAGGGATGGTATTATAATGTCGGCGAGACCAATCATCTTGTCATTACCTTAATGCCGCTGGGGCTGCCACCTCAGCGGTTTTCTCATTTCTCTGCAAATTCTGCGAATTTCCTCTTGACATACATACCGATACGTGGTAACATGGTTTCAGTACCAAAGAAAGGATGGTTTTTATCGTGTTAAAGAACGAGGACATTCCGGGCGAAGTCTGGAAGATTATGGAAGCCGGACACTGGACGAAGACCGAGATCGCCAGACGGATCGGCATCACTGACACCCATATTAACCGTACTGTGAACCGCCCTCACGTAGACCAGAAGCTTATAGACATCATGGAAGTCATGGGCTACGATGTGGAACTTCGGTTTATCAGGAAGAAGAACAGATAAGAAGGAGAAAGGTAATGGCAAATGCAATGGTAGACGAAGCGGTTGAGATCCTGATGCTGTTCGGCAAAGAGGGATGCACGATCGCTGACAGTGGCGGTAAAGATTCATCGGTTGTGAAGCGGATAGCGGAGATCTGCCGTGAGAAGTACGGATTACAGTTCAAGGTAGTTCATAACCACACAGGGCTGGATGCTCCCGAGACCGTGTACTTTGTACGATCCGAGAGGGACAGAGCGAGAAAAGCCGGGATTGAGTACGACATCAACTACCCGAAGATCACGTTTGACAGGCTGTGCGTGAAGAAGCATATGCTCCCCACTCGGATGGCTCGGTTTTGCTGCGAATACTTAAAGGAAAACTACGGCAACAGGAACGAGCGGATTGTTACAGGTGTCAGGAGATCAGAAAGTCCGAGCAGACGTGACAATCAGGGTGCGGTTACAGTCCTTCCGAAGGGCGGTATTCCAGAGGGTATGAAGAAAAGTGATGACTTCAACATAAATAAGACTGGCGGTGCGGTTCTTCTTAATTATGATAACGATGAATCCGTGCAGATGGTCTACACTTGTTTCCGCACAAACAAGGTCTTGGTCAACCCTATTATAAACTGGGAAGACGATGATGTCTGGGGGTTTATCAATGACGAGAAGATTCCAGTGAACCCTTTGTATGGATGCGGTTTCATGCGAGTAGGATGTGTCGGATGCCCATTGGCTGGATATAAGCAGATGACTAAAGAGTTTGAACGCTATCCTAAATACAGAGACAGAATCATACGGATAGCGGACAGGATCGTAGAAGAAGCAAAAGAACGCCTCGGCGATGATTATCGGTATGGGAAAGACTACACTGGTCTACAGTACTTTAAGAGTTGGATAAGAGACCCGAACTCAGACGGGCAGTTCAGCTTTGACATGGACGGCAACATTAAAGAAGATTATACATAACTTAAGAGAGGTGTAACATGGCTAATTACTTTTACGCAAGGGTCTCCACTAAGGAGCAGAATTTAGACCGTCAGCTTATGGCTGCCGGAGACGGGTACGACCGTATTTTCTCCGATAAGGAATCCGGCAAGAACTTTGATCGTCCGGCTTATCAGGAAATGAAGTCGGTCTTACAGAAGGGCGATACCGTTACGGTGCTGTCTTTGGACAGACTGGGCCGTAATTATGAGGAGATCGGTCACGAATGGGACGAGATCAACGGCATGGGTGTCGGCATTAAGGTCTTGGACATGGACATTTTGGACACCACGAGGACGAATGACCTTACGGGCAAGCTGATCTCGGACATCGTGCTGAAGCTGTTGTCTTACGTAGCCCAGAAGGAACGTGAGAGTATGCTGACCCGTCAGCGGATGGGCATTGATGCGATGCCTGTTGTTAACGGCAAGCACGTTTCGAAGCGCACGGGCGGCAATTTCGGGGTTCAGCCCTATGATGTTCCCGGCTTCCGTGATGCGTATCGTTCGGTCTTGCGTGGCGACATGGTGGCTGAAGATGCCTGGAATTCCCTTGGCATCTGTAAATCGAAGTGGTATCGGCTGGTAAAAGCCGAAAAAATGGCTTCCTGACGGGTTGCATTGCTTTCCATACCTATGATACAATTGAATATGGCGGTTAGAATGTAACCAATTAAATTTCTCACAGTCATCGTACTGTGGCACGGATTACTGACTGACTGATCTCTATGGAATTGAGCAGACTTACGGGTCTGCTCTTTTTTTATGTCCATCTGACCTATTAAACGCATAGGCAGGTTGGTTTTATTGATTGAATCTAACTCTGGGGTCATGTTATTTATATACACGGAGCCAGGCGTGTCGCTTACGTTGTTCATCATGGCTTATCTCCATATGGGCTGGGGGCATCGCTTCGGCCTTGCCCTCACTTAAGGAGATTGACTATGGATAACAACTTGGTAAACGCCATGCGGAAGTACATCGCTTCTGGCCGAAATCGTGAAGCGTATGACTGTCTGGCACATATATATGAAACAGAAGGCCCAAAAGCAAGGCCCTTCGTTCTGGCATTCCGTCAGGTTCTTAAGAATTCGATTTCTTCGGGCCATAACGTGGAAGGGAACTACGACATCATGCACGACACCTACGTGCTGACGGCTCAGGATTCCTTTGACGATTTCATGATCGCTATCGAGTGGTATCGGAAGGACGAAGAGAAGTTCTGGCTGGTTCGCCGGACACAGCTGTTGCCCGTTTGTGAACAGCTTGAAGCCCTGTTATCCGATGATTTGGACGAGCTTTTCCTAAGTATGCCGCCGAGGGTAGGCAAGACCTCGATAGTGATGTTCTTCCTTATCTGGTACATGAACAAGTTCCCTGGGAAGTCGAATCTGTACGCATCCTTCTCGGACACGGTGGCAAAGACCTTCTACAACGGCGTTTTAGAGGTTCTACAAGACCCGTTGACCTATGAAGTGAATGTGGTCTTCCCGAAGAACCGTGTCAGTCGGACGGATTCCAAAGACCTTCTTATCGACATCAACAGACGGAAGCGGTATGCATCGCTGACCTGCCGTTCCATAGACGGAACTCTGAACGGCTCCTGTGATGCGGAAGGTATTCTGATAGCCGATGACTTGCACTCTGGTATTGACGAAGCCCGTTCTAAGGATCAGCTTGCTAAGAAGTGGGAGACTGTTCGTGCGAACTTCCTATCCCGTAAGAAGGGAACTGCGAAGATTCTCTGGATCGGAACTCACTGGTCTGTGGCTGACTGCATTTCAAAGCGCATCGAGATGCTTGAAACCGAAGAGGAAGCGAAGTCTATCCGCTATCGGGTCTTCAATGTTCCGGCTCTCAATGAGAAAGACGAGTCCAATTTCGACTATCTGTTCCACAAGGGCTTTACTACCGAGGACTACAAGGTCATTCGGGCATCCTACGAAGCGACTGACGATCAGGCCCTTTGGCTTGCTCCCTATATGGGTACTCCGATTGAGCGTGACGGCGCAGTCTTTAGCCCTTCTGAACTGCGGTATTACAACGGCGAACTTCCTATTGATGAAGACCCTGACCGCATTTTCATGGTGGTTGATCCGGCATGGGGCGGTGGCGACTACGTTTCGGCACCCGTCTTCTACCAGTACGGCGATGACTTGTATCTGCATGACCTCGTGTTCACGAATATGGACAAGTACGTTTCCGAGCCGATGGTGGTGGATTCCGCTATTAAGAATGCCGTTTCGGCGATGTACGTGGAAGGCACGAGAGTTACGGGCAACTACGCTGACGAACTCGACACGAGACTCAGGAATGCCGGACACCGCATTAACTTACAGAAAACAACAAAGCACTGGTCTTCCCAGAACGGTAAGGCACAGCGAATTTACGATAAAGCACCAGAAATAAAAGAGCGTGTCATCTTCCGTGATGCGAAATGCCGTGAGAAGCCTTACCAACAGGCGATGCAGCAGTTATTCGGGTTCACGGTGGAAGGCACGGGCAAGAAGCACGATGACTTCCCCGATTCCCTGGCGATGGGCATGGTAATGGCTGCGGGCATGAGAGTGGCACGGGCTACGGTAGCGAAGAGATGGTTTTAATGGAGAACTGATATGGCAGATGAAACCAATGTAAATGAAATCATAACGACTGACTTATTCGGGCGGCGAACGATCTTCACATCCGTTTCCGACCTTACGCCGGAGAACGTAATTTCAGAAGTGAACTCTGCCCTGGTTATCCATCTTCAGAATATGTGCGAAGAGGAAAAGCTCTACTGGTTCAGACGGGGCGTACAGCCCATCTTAAACCGTACAAAAGAGCGGAACGAGTTCATCAACAACAAGGTGGTAGTGAATCATGCCGAGGAAATCGTTTCCTTCAAAAACGGCTATTTCATGACTCAGCCAGCCTACTACATCGCCCGTAAAGATGGCGTACAGGACAAGGTGAACCGCCTTAACGAATATCTGTACCGCTCCGGCAAGCTTTCCGCTGATAACACCACCATCGACTGGTTCCACACTGTCGGTCTTGGCTACATCTACGTGGAGCCGAATAACGGTGACGATGCGAAGGATACCCCCTTCAAGGCATATGCGCTGAGACCGCAAGGCACGTTCGTGGCGTACTCCACAAGACCCGGCAATGAGCCTGTGTACGCTGCCAATGCCGTTACGGAAGGCGACAGGATATACCTCGATGTTTATACGAAGACCACGGTCTACAGGCTGAACGGCACGTATAAAGCGAAACTTGCCACCACGGAGCCTGAGAGTGCAGTTACGGCTATCAATGTAATTTCAGCAGAGCCGAATATCATCGGAGAGATCCCGATCATCGAGTACCGTTACAACTCCACCAACATGAGTTCCTTCGAGCCGGTGGTTGGTCTTCTCGATGAACTGAACAATATTTTGAGCAACAGGGCAGACGGTGTCGAGCAGTTCATTCAGTCTCTTCTGGTCCTCACTAACTGCCAGATTGACGATGACGATGCAAACGATATCCGTACGAAGGGAATGCTGATGCTTCGGAGTATCAGCGAACTTCCGGCAAAAGTCGAGCTTCTTTCAGAGCAGTTAGACCAACAGCAGACTCAGACATTTGTAGAGGATGTCTTCAGACGGGTTCTTTCAATCTGCGGTATGCCGTCACAGGCCACTAACAGTTCTACATATGACACCACAGGGGCCGCCGTCATGGCGAACTTCGGATGGTATCAGGCCGATGCATTCGCACGGAACACGGAAGACCTTTTCAGAGAATCCAACAGGCGGTTCGACAAGGTCATTCTGAAGATTCTGGAACAGGCAGGCCTTATGGATATCGACATTAACGATTTTGAAGTCCACTTCGTGAGAAACGAGACCGCAAACATCCAGAGCAAGGCCCAGGCATTCCAGACCCTTATGGCGAGCGGTATGCACCCTGTACTGGCTGCACAGAAGTCAGGCGTTTCCAATGACCCGATGGGCGATATGGCAATGTCTGAGAAATATCTGAAGATGAGGTGGGGTGATCCTGATAAGCCCGAAGAGGAAGTAGGTGAGCAAAATGGTTCTGCCGTGGGACGAACTAAACAATCTACAGGCGAAGATAGAGCAGACGCTAACATTCGAACAGACGGAAACAGGAACAAAGCAGAAGTTCGACAGAGATAAGTGCCTGGACATCATATATGACTACCTCGTTTATTGCTACGTGATGGGAGTGGATAACGCCAACGAGCAGTTGTCTTCTTCCATCAAGACAAACGATAAAGAGATGCGAGACACCATTTACAAAAAGGTGGCTGGTAAAGACTACAAAGAGCGCATAGAGGAATATGCCGATAACGGCGACCTGATGTCGATCATGAAAGTGGCTGAAACGGAAGGCCACAGGGATATGAACACGGCATCACTCGTCACGGCGAACAAAGCCGGAGCCAGATACAAGAGATGGGTAACGATGAACGATGACCGAGTTAGAGACACCCATGACTATCTTGAAGGCATGACCGTTCCGATTGATCGTATGTTCGTCACCTACAACGGCGACATGACGATGTTCCCCGGCGAGTTCGGCATAGCAGACGAAGACATAAACTGCCGTTGCACTCTTTCTTACAGCTATTGATGAGTTCTGCTCATTGTAGATACCTCCAAATGGGGCTGGCGTAGCTCAACTGGCAGAGCTTTTTTCATGATTTTGATGTGGGTTCGAATCCCACCGTCAGCTTTTCGTGCAGAGACGCACGGTAAAAAACGCACACAGTCAGAGAAGACTTTAACCGCACCCATATAGTCAGAGACGACTTTAAAACGCAAGGAGAGAGACATGGAAAACATCGAAACTGTTGACACCAATGTGACACAGGAAACCACCGAAACACAGGAGCCTGATTACAAGAAGCTCTACGAGGAAGCCTTAAAAGAGAAAGACAAATTCAAAACCTCTTTCGACAAGGCGTCTTCCGAGACCGCCGAGTACAAGCGGAAACTGTCTGAACATCTTACTGCCGAAGAACAGGCAAAGATGGAAAGGGAACAGACCGAGAAGGAAATGCGTGAAGAGCTTGAGCTTTTGAGGGCTGAGAAGAGAGTCGGCAATTACAATGCCAAACTCTTAACTGTCGGAATCGGTGCAGAGGAAGCAGATGCACTCGCAAAACTTCTTCCCGATGGTGTCCCTAATGAGTTTTTTGATGGCATCAAAACATTTATTGAAAATGTCACTGCACAGATCAGAGCCGATGCTCTGAAGAAACAACCCACCCTGACCACCGGCAATCCCGTCCAGGTATCTACTGCCGAGGATGCGGAAAAAGCCAAAATGAGGTCGTGGATGGGGCTTTAATAAGGAGATTTTATTATGGCAACTACCGTAACTGCCCCCGTTGGCAACGCTATTACTCTTGCCCAGAAGTTCCTTCCTTTACTGGATGAGATCTACGCAAGAGAATCTTTAACCAACATTCTTGACACTGCAAACAACAGAGTTCAGTGGACGGGTGCTAACACCGTAAACCTTTTCCAGATTGACACCGTTGGTCTGGCAAACTACTCCCGTAATGCCGGTTATGTTCCTGGCGATGCTGATGGCTCTTGGGTGCCCTACGTGCTGACTCAGGACAGAGGCCGTTCCTTCATGGTCGATGCTATGGACAACGAAGAGACCCTTGGCATGATGATGGGCAATCTGCTCGGTCAGTTCGAAAGAACCAGAGTCATCCCCGAAATTGATGCTTATCGTTTCGCTAAATGGGCTGGCACGACTAATGTTGACGGAACTGCAGCTAACATCACTTCCGCTAATGCTGCTGACGCGATCCAGACCGCTGAAGCCGCTATGGACGATAACGAAGTTCCTTACGAGGGCAGAATCCTGTACGTTTCCCCGACTATGTACAAAGCACTGAAGGGCGACATCGAAAAGCAGGTCATCAACCCCGATACCAACATCGAGACCAACATCGAAGTGTTTGACGGCATGAGAATCATCCGTGTTCCGGCAGCCCGTTTCAACACTGCCGTAACCATGAATGCACCGACTGCTTCTGACGGTGTTGGCGGTTATACCGCTTCCGGTCGTCCGATCAACTTCATGGTCGTTCATCCGTCTGCAATCATGCAGGTCATGAAGCACAATCCCGTCCGCATCTTCAGCCCCGAACAGAACCAGGAAGCTGATGCTTACAAAGTGAACTACCGTGCTTACCATGACACCTTCGTTCTGAAGAACAAGGTTAAAGGCATCTACGTTCACAGCGTTCCTACCACGTAATGGCTGTCAGGGTTAACGAAGACGGTTCCATGACCGTAGGCATACTGGAAGACATTAAGGAGCCTGTAAAGACTCCAGAAGTTACAGAAGAGCCTGTAAAAGAAGAGAAACCGAAGCGGAGAACAACCGCTAAGAAATGATTTTAAGAGAGGTACTCCATGACTACGAATGCAAAGATTAAAAGAGTTCAGGTGTTGCTCATGAATGATGCAAGCGCTGACGATCAGACTGTAGCAGAGTACCTTGAAATGAGTAAAGAGACCGTGCTTGCCACACTGTACCCGTTCGGTATTCCCGAAGGTGTCGAAGAAGTCCCTTCCATGTACGAAACGGTGCAGTGTGAGCTTGCGGCTCGTTATTTCGCAAGGCGTGGCGGTTTGGGCGAGACCATGCACATCGAGAATGGCATCCATCGTGATTGGTATTCTTCCGATGACAGAGAAGTCCTTGCCAAAATCGTCCCCTACGCAAAGGTACTTTAATTATGCAGAGTCTCGCATCCAACACTCAGAAAATTGAATACGCTCTGTATCTTGGCAGACAGGAAATGACTGTTGATGGCAAGAAAACGGGGGAGAAGGATAAGCTCTATGCCGATCCGAAGGAGTTCTGGATTTACGTTTCGCCCAGTAAAGGTGAAGCGGATGTGGAAATGTTCGGTCAGGATGTGACTTATACGAATCTCATGTCTACTTGCGATACCTCATGCCCGATTGATGAAGAAACCATACTGTGGGTCGGCAAAAGCTCTAAAGATGGGAAACACAACTACAAAGTCAATCGGGTAGCCAGAGGCCTTAACAGCATCCTGTACGCCATTCAGAAGGTCGATGTGTCATGAAGGTTATTAAGTCAGGTCTCGATGTCGCTCAACTCGACAAAGCCATTAAGGAGCTTAAGCAATATCGGGATAAAGAGCTTCCCGAAAAGATTGATAAGTTCCTTGAGAAGCTCTGCCGGAAGATAGCCGAGACCGCCGAGAACTGGTACAACCGAGACCCAAATTCGGGTCAGGTCTGGTATGACGGCGAGAAGCGGAATCTTCCTGTTGACAGCCACTATAACCGAAACGTGAATATCGTCTACCACAAAGTCCAGGATGGCTTATGGATGGTCGATGCTATGGGCAGAGGTGTCTGCTTCATCGAGTTCGGTGCCGGTGTTTACGCATCGGTTCAAGACCTTGACCACGAGCGGATGGCTGCCAATGTCGGCGTTTACGTATGGCCCGGTTCATGGTCTGACGAGCATGGGCAAACATGGAAAGAGTGGATAGAGAGCGGAAAAGACCCGTACAAGTACATCTACAATCTCAAACCGAGACCAGGCTTGTACAAGGGCATACAGGCAGCAGAGCGAGAGATTGAACGCATGGTAAAGAGAGGTGCTTCAAATGATTAACTATATCGACATCTACGATTACGTGGAACGACAAGTGAATACCGAAGACCGCCCTGTCTACTGTGCTTCACGGCTTGAGCCTGTTCCGAAGAGCTTTCCGGCCTGTTACATCACTGCGATGGACACCCATGCGCTGAGTCAGCATTACACGTTGGCCTATGACGATGAACAGGCACATATCGACATGGAAGTTCACGTATTCACAAACGAGGAAAACGGGGCCTTGTATGCCGCAAACCTCATCATGGATGATGTGAGAACTGCTTTCCGAAAACTGTATTTCAAAGAGTCTTTCGTTGGTGAGACAGCCAACATCGACCCTACCATAGTGCATTTAGTCGGCAGATTCAGCCGTAACATCGGCGGTGCTGACCAGATGCCTGACGATTAACAAAAGGAGAATAGATTATGGCTAATGAACTTAGCACTGCCGGGATCTCCATCGGCTATGCCGTGGAAAACACCTCAGGGACCAGACCGACTTCTTTTACTAACATCCCGAATGTGAAGTCCATCGGTGACATGAACCCTGATCCGGCAACCTATGATGTTACTGATCTCTCCGATCTTGTTTGGAAGAGATATATCGACGGTCTGAAAGACCCCGGTGGAGCAGTTGCTCTTACCGTTAACATCACTCAGTCCTTCATCACGACTTGGGCAACCATTTGCTCTGCTGCCGAGACCGGCAAGACGGGCAACAAGGCTACTTGGTTCTGCGTAACTGTGCCGAACATCACCGAGAAGTTCTACTTCGCCGGTATGCCCCAGGCCCTTGGTCTTCCGCAGATCGAGACCGATGCCGTATTTGAAGGCGATGTGTATGTAGTTCCGAATCAGATTGCCGGTTGGCAGGCTGAATAAGATAGCCCATTGAAAGGAGAACATGATGGCAACAACTAAGAAAGCGACCGAAAATACAGCGAAACCCGTAACCCTGACGAACGACAAGGGCGAGAAGCTCGTACTCGACATTGACCGTGACATGGTACTTCGTATGGAAGATGAAGGGTATGGCTCAGATGTCCTTGCCGACCTCATGGAGACGAAACCCAACAAGGGCAGTATTATCCTGACTTACTACTCGATGTTAAAGAACAAACCCGATGCCACGATCGAAGATGCAAAGGAACTGTATTTCACCCTGGGTGTTAAGTCCGGCATCGTGGAACGGCTGTCAAGCCTGTATGGCTACTCGGCAACTTCTTTAATTGACGGTGACACAAAAAACGTAACGTGGACGATGGACTAACAGAGAAAGGGGGTGATCCCCCTTCTCCATCGTCCGATAAAACTTACGCACAGATATTCAAAGAGATTTTCCCGTTCTACTTGCATATTGGAATGACCTATGAGCAGTTCTGGCACGGCGATTTATCGCTCGTGAAGTATTACAGGCAGGCCCATGAACTAAAGAACGAAGAGCAGAATCAGATAATGTGGTGGAATGGCTATTACACCTACATTGCATTTGCAACCGCTCTGTCCAATATCCATCTGGACGGGAAAAAACATAAGGTGAACGAATACCTTAAAGAACCCCTTCGGATCAAACCGCTCACGGAAGAGGAAAAAGCCGAAGAGGTCGAAAAAGCAAGACAGAAAGTAATTACCCAGTTGAACATCTTGAAGGCCAACTGGGATGCACAACATAGCGAGGACACATAATGGCTGGCGAATTTGACTCGTTAAGAGTAAAGATAGAATCGAATAGCGACAAAGCCAGACAGGGCATAGAACGGCTTATAACAGGTTTGAACGGGCTGAGACAGTCTACGGGCAAGTCTGTTGCCGGACTAACTCGTGTGAACAACGAACTGCGAGAGATGCGTGACCTTCTGGGCGGTTTCCGTTCTATGGGAGACCCGTTCAAGAAGGTTAACTCAGGTCTTGCAAAAAGCTCCATGCAGGCTGTTGCGAACAGCGCAGAGTCTGCCGATAAATCCGTTAAAGGCGTTGCCCGTAGCACAAAGGCCCTCGTAGACACTCTGCGAGAGCTTAAAAGCCATGGGATGAATTTCAAAGATGCCTTTGACACTACCCGTGGCATGAAAATCAAGGGTGGCAAGTTTGCAATAGATGCTGCAAAACAGCTTCAAGCGCAGATTCAGAAGGCCCTTGACAATACACCGCTTCGCCTTACCACAAGCAAGCCAACTATAAACACGCCCATTAGAAGATGGAAAGATGCTTTTGGTAAAAGCTACGATAGAAGCGCATGGTGGAAGATTGCTGACGAACGAAAATACAACGATTCGAAAGAGAACAGCTACGAGTATTTCCGGCAGATGCGAGAGTATCAGCGGAACGCTATCGCACAGATGCCGAGTATCACGCCGAAACAGTCTTCCGCAAGACTGGTAGACGGTATAAAAAAGGCAGCCGAAGAGAGCAAAGTCCTTAAGGCTGTTTTCGATTCCGTGAAGAAGTCTGCAGCAAGCCTGTTCAAGACGATTGCTAAAATACCTCTTGCTATTGGCAGTGGCATGGTAAACCTGATTACCAAACCTTTCAGAATGGTTGGCGATGCTATCAGCGGTGCTACGGAAAGAGCAAAGCGATTCTTCGCTTCCATTAAGCGTATCGCAGTTTACAGATTGATTCGTTCTGCCCTTAAATCCATGACTCAGGCGATGAGAGAGGGCATCGACAATCTGTATCAGTGGTCACTGGCGGTTAACACCAGTTTTGCCCCGGCAATGAACTCCATCGCAACAGACCTTCTGTACGTGAAGAACGCTCTGGGAGCCATGATTTCACCGCTTATCGAAGCCTTTGCTCCCATCATGCGTGGCATTGCGGATTCCCTTGTATCGGCGTTTAACTGGGTTCAGAGAGTCCTGTCACAGCTTATGGGCAGAGACCACTGGTATAAGGCGATCAGAGTCCAGACCCAGTATCAGGAAGCCACGAACAACACCACAAAAGCCGTCAAGAAACTTCGTGATGAGATTCATCTCATGGATTGGGATGAAATCAACAACATCACCGAGAATGATGATAACGGCACTGGTGCTTTGGCTGCAAGCCCCGTTACACCGAATCCGGCAGATATGTTCGTACAAGTCGAACAGCCGTTGGAAGCCCTTGAAGGCAACAACTTCTGGGAGCGGTTATGGTCGCTTATCAAGAAAGGTTGGGAAAGCCTTAAAGAATGGTGGAACGGAGTTGATTGGGCGAGGCTTGGCAAGACCATCGGCGAGAAGATAATGGGTGCTTGGAACACCTTCACAGGATGGTGGAACACGCATAAAGGCGAGATTGGCGAAGGTATCCTCAAAGTCGCTGGCGATATCTACGACTTCTTCGCAAATCTTCTTGGCGAGATAGACTTCCACAAGATGGCAGAGGATATCGGCACGTTTGCCGGAGAAGTGTGGAAGGCAGCCACAGGGTGGTTCAAGGAAAATAAAGGCAATATCTGGGAAGGTATTATAAAGGTTCTGAACGGTATCTGGGACTTCATCAAAACTGCCGTTGATTCCTTCATGAAGGTTATCGACCCCAGGTATGAAGAGAAGAAAACCGCCGATGAAACCTACGACATAACCAAGGGCATCGAAGAAAGATACGACAGGAATTTCGGCACATATGAAGGTTCATCAAGGTTAGAAGCCTACGAGCAGTCCCTTAAAGACAGAGACATGGTAAATGAAGACATTGCCAAGCTCACAAGGCAGAGGGACAAGCTGACAAAAACCTTAGATAACTACTTCACTGATGAAAGCGGACTTATCGACACCGAGAGGAAGACCAACTACGAAGAGTGGTATAACGATCCCGGCATGAAGCAGTTGAAGTATTGGACTGACAACGATTTTAAGGCGTATGTTCAGCTTCGGAATTCGCTCGATACGATCAATGTATACTATGACAGCCTGATTAAGAAGCGGTCAAAAGTGGCCGCCGTTGCCAACATCTTCTCCAACATCGACTTCCCCGATATTTCTGGGTACGACAAGAAGATTTCAACAGCATTACGGAAACAAGAGAAGATTATCGTGGGCGGCTACGGCGAAATCGCCACGAAAGCACTCAAACAGTATCTTACATCTGTTGACTGGGGCAATGGCGGTACCATTACTGCTTCCGATATAGAAAAGGCATTGGTCAGGGCCGGTCTTCCGAAGAGCTATGCTTCTGAAGCTTCCCGTGACATTTACGGCTACTTAATAGGCACGTACAACGGAACGGGATGGAATTCCCTCGGCAACAAGACTCTGGAATATATTGCCGGAGCTTTGCACAACAATGCAGATGTGATTCCCTATGAGTACATGGGCATCGCTTCCGAAGCTTTACAGACATACATCAGCGGTGTTGATTGGGCACACGGCGGTACTTATTCAGCTAACGGAATAGCTCAAGCGTTCATCGGGGCAGGAATCCCCGAAGATGTCGCATGGGTCGCTGCCCTTGCCGCTTCTAAATGGTTTAAAGACTTTGCTCCCACAGACCTTGGTATGAAGACGGGCACAACCGTAATGCAAGGCACGAAGAGGGGAATCCTCGACTACAAGCCGGAAGAACTGTCCAATGCAATGAACCAGAAGCTTGGCCAGGCCCAGAAGAGGTTAACGCCTTTACAGGTTCAGCTTGTCGCCAATACAAAACAGCTTGCACCGCAGATTAGCGCATACAAGCCACCGCAGATTAACATACCGGCAGTGATTTCTGTACAGAGCTTGCAGGCTTCTCAGGGTTTGAAGAGTTGGATAGACAGGAAGAATGGTACAAACATCGGTGCGCTGTTCCGTGCACAGGGCGGTTACGTTCCCCAGGGTTCGCTCTTTGTGGCCGGTGAAGTTCCCGGTCAGGCTGAGATGGTGGGCAACATCAACGGTAAGACTGGCGTTGTCTCA